ATTTTCAGTGTTGGGAAGGTGAGAATTCCATCATCATCACTGAGATCGTTGTCTACCCGCGACTCAAGGATTTGCACTTCTTCCTTGCTGGCGGCGACCTAGACGAAATCAGCCTTATGGAGCCACTCATTGCGGCTTGGGGCAAGAGTCTTGGATGTACGCGAGTCTCTCTTGCTGGACGCAAAGGTTGGCAAAAGAGTTTTTTAAAGGAAAGAGGGTACGAGCCGAAATGGGCTGTACTTTCAAAGGAGTTGTAAATGTCTAAAGGCGGTTCACAGCAACAGACTCAATCTGTTGACCCACAAATCAAACAGGCTTACTTGGACAACCTTGCGTTGTCAAAGTCAACTGCTGGTGGTCTTGGCGTTCAGCAGTTTGCTGGATTTACTCCTGAATATCAAGCTGCGCAAGATCGTTTGACGAATCTTGGCATGACAGGCTTCACGCCTGAGTCAATCAACCAGTTTATGAATCCTTACCAAGAGGAAGTCATTGGCTCTGCGATGAACGACATTGAGCGTCAACGTCAAATGCAGCAAGTCACTGATGCTGCTTCAGCCACTCGTGCTGGTGCTTTTGGTGGTTCACGCCAAGCAGTTCAATCCGCACTGACAAACGAAGCGGCCTTGCGTCAAGGCGCTTCAACTGCTGCTCAGATGCGAGCGCAGGGCTACGGTCAAGCAGCGCAGTTTGCACAACAAGCTCAGACTATGGGCTTGCAAGGCGTTGGTGCTGTGATGACTGCACAACAACAGCAGCAACTGCTTTATCAGCAACGTCTTGACGCAATGCGCAACCTTCCACTTGAGCAGTTGGCTTTGCAGCAGTCTGCTCTGTCTGCTCAACCAGCCAACCTTGGCATGACATCTACAACACCAACAACTCGCAATGCTGCTGCTGGCGCATTGGGTGGTGCAATGGCTGGTTATCAGCTTGGCGGTCCTTGGGGCGCTGCGGCTGGTGGTGTTCTTGGACTCTTGGGGTAAATCATGGCAATGTTTGACTTTCTTGGTGGCGATCTCGGTCAAGGCTCGCAGTATGGCGGTGGCCTTCGTATGAACCCACAGTCTCAGTACACTGATGGCATTGGCTTGCGTCCACAGACGCCAATGATGACTCAAGGCGAAGGCATGACGATGGCTTCGATGCCACAAGACTTTGGTCAAATGCCAACTGGTGGTCAATCACCAATGGGTATGCAAAACGCGATGCTCGCCATGAACTTGATGCAAGCTGGCCAAGAGAAGTCTGCACCAATGATTCAAAACAACATCCCGATGGGTCGTAATATGTCGTATCAAGACATTATGAAAGCCTACGGAATCACAGGTTTAATGGGGTAAATCATGGCTGAACAAAACTTTGGCGGTCTTCTGTTTGGTCAAGGCGGCTCTGGCCTTGAAGAATATCTAACTGCACAGCAGCAGCAACAGTTGCAGCAGCAAGGCATGATGTCTGCGGCTGCTTCTTTATTGGCTGCAAGTGGTGAGCGCCCAGTTGGTCAAGGTATTGGTATTGGCCAAGCACTTGGCGGGGCTTTACAAGCTGGACAACAAGGCTATCAGACTGCACAGCAGGGTGCTATTGCTAACTTGATGGCACAACAGAAGCTGCGCGAAGCAAAGATTGCAGCAGACTTGCAGAAGCAAGTTGCTTCTACATTTGCAGAGCCAGTAACAGTGCCTGAAGGCGGTACAGCTCCAAAAGCTGAAGACGTTAAATTTAACCAGTACATGAAGTTGGCGAATATGTACGCTGTGGCTGGTAAGGGCGAAGAAGCAAAACGCTTCCAAGACATGGCTTACCAGATCAAGCCACGAGCTGAAGTCACTGGCGCACCATTTGAAGTTACTGGTGCAGACAACAAGCCATTGCTGGTTCAGCAGATGAAGGATGGTTCAATTCGCACAGTTGAAGGCTACGGTCCTAAACGTGATGTTGTCTTGCAAAACCTTGGTGGCCGCACTGTTGCCATTGACAAGTCAAAGCTCACTGGTGGTGAGTCGTTTGCTCAGACTCTGGCTCCACAAGTTGTTGGCGGCGCAGAAACTGGCTACTACGCAATTGGCGGCGGTGGTGGCGGTGCTGCACCAGCTCCTGCTGGAGGCGGTCAGCGTACTGCTACTCCACCAGTTGGCTCAACTGTTATGCGTCCTGACTATCGTCCTGCACCATCAGCTCCTACTGGTCAGGTCGTAGCTCCTGCTGGCAATGTTCCACCAGTGCAAGGCTTACAGCCAATCATTGCTGGTACAGGCACAAAGCCACAAGAAGCATTTATGAAGGTATCAAAACAATTGAATGACCTTGAAGGTGCTTTGAAAGACTACAAGACTGAGCTTGGGAAAAATGTAACCGTCTTCCCAACAAACATTCCAGTGCCTTTCTCTGATACTGGTGTGCCATTACCAACAGGTGCTGACACAGCTCGTCTATCAGGCAAGTACAACTCACTCTTGATGGGTGTGAAGAACTTGTATGAGTTGGGTGCTTTGACCGGTCCTGATATGTCGATCATCAACCGTCAGTTCACAAACCCTGCTTCATTCACTGGCGCTTTGACAAGCCGCAATGCTATGAACGAGCAAATCACAGTGCTTGAAGATATGCTGACACGAGCCAAAGAGAACTTGGCAACGTCTTACCGTCAGACAGTTCCTGCTGCTTCAACTGCTGGCGGTGGCCCTAAAGAGTTTGTTTGGGACTCAGCAACTCAGACTCTTGTCCCAAAGAATTAAGGATTCATCATGGTTCAAAAGGTAACAATCCCTGAAATTGGAGTTGTTGAATTTGCTGATGGCATGAAGCCTGAAGATATTGCAGCAGCCGTAAAGCTAATTGCTGGCGGCGCAACTCCTGCAATGAAGCAGCCACAGACACCAACACAAAAGCTGCTCAACTCACCAGTTGGTGGCGTTGTTCGCGGTCTGCGTGACTTGCCTGACGCTGGCGCTCAATTGCTTACTCGTGGGCTTGAGGCGGTTTCTCCTGCTGGTTCTAGCATGGAAAAGTTCATGCAAGAAGAACGCAGACGAGTCGAGGACATCAACCGTCAGGCTGAGTTGGACTACCAAAAGAACTGGCGACAAGGCGAGATGAAGCAAGGCGAGATGGACACTGGTCGCATCGCTGGGAACATCGCCACAGCTGTTCTGCCTTCAACCGCTGCTGTCAAGGCTTTGAACTTGACTCAAGCTCCAGTTCGTGCTGGTGCTGTGTCTGGTGCAATTGGCGCTGCAATGCAGCCAGTTGCAACGCCACAAGATATGTCAACCGCTGACTTTTTTACAGAGAAGGCAACTCAAGTAGGTGGCGCTGCTGCTCTTGGAGCTGGTGCTGGTTACTTAGGCGACAAGCTGTCTCAAGCTGTGTTTGGTCGTGGCGCTCCTGCTACCGCTCAAACTGGTACAGCAACTGGTGGTCAAGCTGGTTCTGCTCAAACATCAATCAGCGCAACACCAACTGCACAAGTTACTGGTGGAGGCGTGAACTTAGGCGCTGTTGCTCCTGAAGGTAACGCTGCACTGACTGCTGCACAGCAGTCAATTCTGCAACGTGGCAAGGCTATGGGGTTCAAAACAACTCCTGCACAGGAAACTGGTTCACGTTCACTGCTCCAAATGGAGGCTCGTATGGAGTCAAGTCCATTTACGTCAGCCCCATTCAACACCATCAAGGCAGAAAACCAGAAAGTCTTGAACAAGGCTACGGCTAAAGCCATTGGCGTTGATGCTGAAGAATTGAGCAACCCCGTATTGGCTCAAGCACAGCGCAACATTAGCGGCGTGTATCAACGCATCGCAACGCCAGAACTGAAGAAGCTGGACACAATGACAATGTTGAACAACATTGACTTGGTGGACAACGCTTTTGAAGGTCTGACAACTCAGCCATTGAAGACCAACATCTTCGTGAAGCAGTTGCAAGACTTGGCCACAAAAGGTGAAGCAAGCGGTGTTCAACTGCAAAACTTGTCATCTAAGCTCGGAAAACGCGCCAAGAATGAGATGACCACTGCAATGGGTGATCGTGAACTTGGCAATGCACTGTTCCAACTCAAAGAGATGGTTGACGATGCGTTGCAGTCAGGATTGAGTCAGTCAGAGCAACAAGCATTTGCTCAAGCTCGTAACAACTACCGCAACCTGATGACGATTCGCACAAGCCAAGGCGTTGTGAATCCATCATCTGGAAATGTGTCTGGTTTGAACTTGGCTTCTGCGCTTACTCGTAAAGACCCAAAAGGTTTTGTCTTTGGTGGCAACGAAACTCCAATGTATGAAGCAGCTCGATTTGCTCAAGCCTTCAAGCCAATCGTTGGCGACTCAGGCACTGCAACTCGTTCGATGGAATACTCACCAGTAAACGTGCTGTTGTCTATGCCTACCAACTTGGCTGCTCGCGCTTACACATCAGCACCAGTGACAGCTGCTGCTTCTCGCGTAGCATCTGGAACTGGTATTGCACCAAATGCAATGACTGCTGCTGAATTGACTGCAATGCGTAAAGCACTGCCAATCACTAGCGGTTTAGGATTAGCAGGACTCTTAGGACAGTAATCATGGCAACACAAAACCCATACTCAAACTCTCTTTTAATGGATGCTTTCCGTGGCTCATTGAGCAACGCAGAGTCTTTAGGTCGTGGTTTTGCTGTTGCACCAGTTGGTTTATTTGGTGATGTAAACGCGTTGGCTCGTGAGTACATCACGCCACGCTTGCCACAGCCGGTGCAAGGCTTGCTGCAAGCAGCGCCAGCAGCACCAACAACTGAACAAATCCTGTCCAAGATTCCACGCGCTTCTGCACCACGCATGGAGTCATCAGGCATGGAGCAGTTGGGTGCTGCGATGAATCCTCGTGGGCCAATAGAGCTTTCAAAAGCTGTTAAGAATATGCCTGTTGGATTGAGCATCAAGCCAGTTGATGACGTTGTTGGTCTTTTGACTCCAAAGATTGATGAATTAACAGGCTTACCATTAAATACTGATGGTACTGTTACGCTTTTCCATCACACAAACAAGTCTGCTGCTGAACAGATTTCAAAAACTGGGCGGCTCAAATCTGCTGGTGAGCCAAGCGTTTATTTGACAACACAAAAAGCAACAGACACAGGTTATGGTGATGTTGCTGTTCCAGTTCGCGTAAAGCCTTCATTGCTTAATCTTGATGATGAGTTTCCTAGTGGTCGTATGGACTTCAGAATTGATACGGGAAAGCCAAAAGGCTCTATCCCTGTCACTGTTGAAAAGCCATCCTTTACATTCCCACAAGAAGAAGCAATCAGACTTGCACAGCAACGCGCTGCATTGCCTAAAGAACAATTCGGACTTGGTCTACCACCAAACAATACGGCACAGCAACGAGCTGATGCGATGTTTCCGTTTGATGTTTATCACGGAACAAATGCAGATATACAAGCAATGAACACTGCTGGTAAAGGTAAAACTTCTGGTGCTGGTGCATTTGTAAATGACAACCCATTAGCTGCTGAGACTTATGTAAATGCTTCTGGTGGTGGAAACATTATCCCAATGCGGATGAGCAAAGAAGGGTTACTTGACGTAAATGCAAAAGGCCGTAATTGGGCGGATATTGAGACAAACACACTTGCGCCAAAAGCAGGTAAAAAGCGATATTCTCTTGACGAGATGGAGCTTTCAAGGAATGACGTAACATCTACTGACGAACTTGGAACGATTGCAAATGACCTGTTAGGCTTGAAGGGCGTAAACATAAAGAACGTCAAAGATTTAGGGCCAAATAGTCACATCTTCAGGGCGAAAGAATATTTGCAGGACAAGTATGGAATCACTCCTGATGAAACATGGTCTAACGTAACTGGCAGTCAGTTTGGCGAAGCTCGTGACTATATGGACAAGCTCTATAAATCTCAAAAAAGTACAGTTACAGCAGTGCAAGACCCTGACTTGTTGCGCTCACGCTTTGCAGCATTTGACCCTTGGAGGCGCACCGCTGCCATTGCCTCTGCAATGGGAGTTGCTGCTCCTGACTTGTTGTCTCAAGAGCAGCCTGTCATCACTCAACAACAGATTGATGATGAGCTGGCAAAGTACGGCTTACTAGGACGCTGACCCAAAGAACGCAGCCGTCAACGGGTCGCGTTTGATCTTTCTGTGAAGCTGGCGTTCACGTGCTAAACGAAACGCCTTCTTCTCCACGTCTTCCTTTTCGCGCATCTTCTGGACGCGCTGCGTACTCGTCATTGGCTTTGGCTTAACGGCATCAGAGCCAATGCCATAGCGGTACGCAGCAGTCGGGATGCTTTGATACTCAGCAGGATGCCACTCTTGAATGAACACGTTGCCATTCTTGTAAAGCTCACGCAAGATTGCTCTTGCATGACGCACGTGGCAATGAATAACCTTTGACACTTCCATCGCCGTCAAAGGTTTGTCCATGATTGCTTTGATGAGCCTTGGACGCTGTACTGACTTCATTGCTTGCGTCTTTCAATCTCTCGATTGATGTACCAGACAGCCTTCTCCAAGTCCTCAATTGCATCGTGCTTCAAGTCAGCTCGCCAGATGTACTTCACAGCGTTACCGAGGCAAAAGTTCATGTGTTCCGTCACTTGTATCGCCTGAATCCCTGATGGGTGGCTGTTGTAGTGCTTCGGGTTGTTTACGTTGTCCGTCATCTGTCTTGTCTTTCTTGCCAAAGATTGCGTCAAAGTTTGCTTCAAATGTTTTGCGGTCAGGAATAGGACGCGCTGTACTGCCTTTGCCCATTATTTATTCTCCTTTAACGAATTTTCTATGCGTTGCTTTGTTGCACCATCAAGTGCTGTACCGCAGCAGCTACACCACCAAGCATCAATCTTTTCAGGTGTCTGGTCATTCACAAAAGCAACCCAACCATCAGTCATGTTGTCTACCAAATACGCTTTCTGGTTCCATACCCAACCAATTTTGCGATAACCATCTGTTTCAGTTTTATCGTAAAGAGGAACAGGCTTATGCCACCAATGAAGATGGATTACTTTAAACCTTGAGTCAAACTTCATTGAGTCTGAGCGTTTCAATTTAAAGAACATTGTTTTTTACCTTTACAGCCTTTTCAACGATCTTCACAAAGTCTTCAGGCCAGTTATACCAATCATTGTCTTCAACCAATTTCAAAACTTCATCATCAGTTAAATCAATCCATGTTGATTCTGGTACTGGATAAAGGATTTCAATTGGTCCATCTTCTGTGTACTGCACAGTTTTTTGCGTGAGCTTGCCATTAGCGTCACGCAATTCAACGAACTTAGGTGACCACATGACTCAATCCTTTACCCAAAGGCCATCAGAGTTCAATGAACCAGTGCGGTCTTTGATCTCTTGATACGCCAGCTCAAAGCAAGTCTGAAGGTCAAGGTCAGCGATGGCAGCGCCCATCACCAAAGTGACAAGGATGTCGCCATAGGCATCAGCCATTGCTGCTTTGTCCTTGCTGTGAATTGCTTGGAACAGCTCGTTGACTTCTTCCTGCGTCTTGTTGGCTTGCGCCAGTGATGTGCTGTTTTGAATGATTCCACGGGCTTCACCCCATTGAATAATTTTCATCTCGGTGTTTGAATAACTCATTTTTTCTTTCCTTTCGGGGTTACGTTTGCTGTGCCAGCTTTACTAAAAACCTTGAACTCGCGAGGAGCCAAGTCAACTCTTTCTTTCGCGGTCTTCTTAGGACGCATCATTTCAGGCGCTCTATTCACATGAAGCGGTTTGACCATGTGATGGATTGTGCCAAGAGATGGGTTGGTCTTGCGAAGCTCCTCAGTGTACTCAGCCATCATGTGCGAAAACTTCTTGTACTTGTTCTGCAACATGATGCTGGCTGTAAATTCCTTCATGTATGTCTTCACATAGTCAGGATGAAAAGCGTTAATTACCGTCATTGAATGATTCCATTAAAAAAAGAGATGTGATGTATACGGCTGCAACGCCAATGAATGTGATGAAGCCAATGCCAAGCAAGAAGCAAAGCAAGGCAATGTTCGATATGTCTTCCATTGCAAAATCATTCATACCAAACTATTCCACCTTTGTTGATTCGTACTTGTAAAGCCCATCCCCATCCAAGCCCCCAGATAACCCACACGATTCGGTCAGCGTGTGACCAAAGCTCTGGGTCTTTGTTCCAGTTCACAAAGCCAAATAGGACGTAGACAACTGCCAGCATGATTGGGTATGCGATCAGGTCAATATATTTCATGGTTTTCTCCTAAATTCCTTGATGCCCACTCTGTGAACTTCTTGTCTGTTTGTATTCGTTTGCTTGGCTTGTTTGGCGGTGGAAGCACACGCTTCCTAGCAACAGGCTTTGGTGTCTCAATTGGCTTAGGCCACGGTGCGTTGGGTGCTAGAACTGTTTTCACATTGGGCTTTCTGGCAGTTGTGCGCGTTGCGCTTGTTGGTACGCTTTGATTTGTTTGGCAGTCCAAGGAACTGCGCCTGTTGCTGGTGGGAAAGGCCAATTAGTCAATGTCATAGCAATCATCCTCATCTTTTTCAACAGGCTCAACGCCAGATCCTTTGCACTTTTGACAGGTTGAGCCGTCATACATTCCTTCACCGCAGCCACCGCACCATGAGCAGATTTCGTCTTCGTAGTCTTCATTCATTTATTTCTCCAATACTGATCGCGCCTTACGCGCTTTGATTTCCTTGGTGACAATATCCATTGCCTTCTCAAGCTCGCCAATGGTTGTGATCTCTAGCTGCGCGTCATGTATCTCCATGACCAAGTTGATGGCAGACAACTCAGCAGCCTTCAAGATGAACTTGTCATCACGTCCAACACCACGCTTGGCAACGTCAAGCAAAGCATCCTGACCAGCCTTGATCTCCTTGGCGTAATCATCACCAATCTGCATACGTGCCAGAGCTTCTGCGATGTTGAACGCGCTGATGATGGTGTCAATATCCATGCGCGTGGCTTCACCCTTGCGCAGACACTCCAATGACTCATGGTTCTTGATCTTCAAGTGCAAAACAGCATTACCTGTTTGGCTGATATTCTTAAAACCATTGATGACCCATTGAACAGCGTCAAGGCGAACGCCTTTGGGCTTGTACTTCTTTCGAGGTTTGCTCACTGCTGCTGCTCCATGATGTCCATCTCAAGTGTCTTCACACGTTCGCGCAATGAGTCAACTTCTTGTTCGTAAATCTCAAGTTGCTTGACCAAATCGCACAGCATGGTTGCAATCTTTGATGGTCCTTCAGCTTGGTAGGCTTCCAGCTCACACGCCATCAGCAAGGCTTGTACTCTGTTTTTCATTTCTGCACCTGTGTTTGTTTGCTGCGTGAGTGTTCACGCTCCTGCTTCACACCACCAAGCCATCCAGCCATTGCGCCACGGCTGGCTGCTTCACGAATCATGGTGGCTAATTCATCAGGACGAATCACGCCAACCTTGCCACCAGAGCGGCGAATGAAGTCAGTCACGATGTCATCAATATCGTTTTGTAGTTGCTCAGACATAAATTGTTCTTCCTCAAAAAGCATTACGCAAACAAATGGCAAACCAAGAAACCAGCAGCAAAGGCCAGCGCCATGTGAACCCAATACTCAGCTTGAGCTGACGCATCAGAGCGATGGCCTTCCATCCACTCCCAACGCTGACGCGACTCGATTGCGTCAATGGTGTTGGGATAGGCTTCCTGCATGGTGCGTGGGTAGGTGCGGGTGGTGTCGTTGAGTTTCATGGTTTCAATCCTTAGTGGTTGTTGATGAGTGAATCATATCGCACTTGATTAGGTAGACAAGGATTATTTTATTGGATGTGTTTTTTTAACCACAAATCCCTAAAATCCTACACGGTGGGTCGGTTTCTCCCACCTATGCTGTGCAGTTCTCCCCTGCGCAGTTGCCTTTGAATGGGTGGCAGTTCGCGCTGTCACCCATCTTTTTACTCATGTGATTACATAGTCAAGTTCATGTTAACATACTACGCATGAACACTTCAACATACATCACAGACATCCGACAGCGAGCCGAGGCTGCTGGCTTCAACATGGCAGAGGTCAGCCGTAAAGCCGAGATTGACCAAGCACAGGTTTCTCGGTGGATTTCGGGCAAGACAGTTCCATTGGTGTCATCCGTGGACAAGCTCAAGGCGGCACTCGACGAGCTAATTGCACAGCGTATTGCACAGCTCACCAAGGACTCAGCATGATTCGCGTCATGGGCGTTGACATCGGTGCTGCTGGCGCTTTCTCCTTGTACGTCAATGGCAAGTTCGAGCGCGTCATTGATATGCCTTGCGTTGAGGTCATTCGTGGTGGCAAGAAGAAGAACCACATCTCTGCACAAGGTGTGGCTGCGGCCATCAAGGAATTGAATCCAACTCACGCAGTGGTGGAGAAGGTCGGCGCGATGCCAAACCAAGGCGTGACTTCGATGTTCGCTTTTGGTCGTGCTGCTGGAATCATTGAAGGTGCATTGGCTGCGCTCAATGTGCCAGTGACATACGTCACACCACAAGCATGGATGAAGGCAACGCAATGCGGCAAGGGCAAGGATGCAATTCGTCATCGCTGCATGGAGTTGCACCCAGAGCATCAGCAACTGTTTGCGCGAGTGAAGGACTCAGGTCGTGCTGACGCAACCATGATGGCTTACTACGGAAACAAGTTATGACACAAGATGAAATCATTGAGATGGCTAGACAGGCTCGTCTTATGAGTGAATATGACGAAACATCGCCTTGGGTTGAAGACCATGAAATAACTGAATACGTTGTTGCCTTTGCCAAACTGGTAGCAGCTAAAGAGCGTGAGGCGTGTGCCAAGGTGGTTGAATCTTTTGGTAAATATGAATCAGACGTAACCGAAGCAATCCGAGCAAGAGGTGAAGCATGATGAAAGAAACTATCAGGTTGGCGCGTGAGGCTCAACTTTCCAAAGATGGGTTTGGGGCTTGGTTGGCAACGGATGAAGACCTTGAGCATCTTATTAAATTGGCTATATCAGAGGCTAAAGATGCGTGGGCAGAGCAGGAGATGGATAACATCTGGCAAGCTATCAAGATTGAACGTGAGGCGTGTGCGCAGATGTGCGCAGATGTGACATGGGAAGGCCCATGGAAAAGCGCAGCCGTTGCAATGTCCAACCTAATCCAAGCAAGAGGTGAAGCATGAAACTCCCACGACTCCCACGCAAGTGCAGCGTACTGGACGCAAAGTATTCAGCAGAGCAGATGCGTGAGTACGCGCAGAAGTCCATCAGGGAATACTTGAATGAGTCTTATAAGCAGACCATGACAATTATTCCAATTGATTCACAAGAGCAAAAGTCAATACTTCAAAAGCTGAAGGAGAAATGGTAATGACGCAAGACGAAATCATTGAGATGGCTAGACAGGTTGCATCACACGGCGTTGAAAATCATAGGTCTGGCGAAGTCTCGTTTGTTTTTTACAACGAGCATTTGATGAACTTTGCCAAACTGGTAGCAGATAAAGAGCGTGAGGCGTGTATAGAGTTAATCAAATCACATGGGCCAACATTGGCTAACGGTTTTATGCTTACTGAAGCAATCCGAGCGCGAAGCATATCAAGAGGTGAAGCATGAACGACAACAAAACAGAAACAGAAGTGATGCGCGAGCATATTGTGTGGCTTGGCTCAGAGCTGATGAAGACGCAAGCGCAGCTCACAGCTCGCAACAACATCCTGCAAGATATGCTCAACCCTGATGTGATGGGTTGGTCTATCCCGCATGAGGTGCGATCAACAATCTACAACTTGTTCAGCCAAGAGCGTGAAGAAGAACAGAATCAATACAACAGAAAGTGAAACCATGATTAAGTTACGACCATCAGCAGCATCGCGCTGGATTAACTGCCCTGCATCAGTCAAGCTGTGCGAGAACATCCCTAACAGTCCAGCAGGAGAAGCCGCGCAGATCGGTACTGCCATTCATGCAGTGGCTGAGACTTGCATCTTGACGGGTGTGTCTCCATACGACTTCGTTGGTAAGGAAGTTGAAGGCATCTTCATCACTTCGCACAACGCAGACTTCGCTCAGGCTCACGTTGACCACATCAGGGACTTGGAGTTGCGCTTAGGCACGATGAAGGTCGAGCAGTACGTCACAGCCTTCAAGAGTGATGCAGTTGAGCTTGGTGGCACAGCAGATGTCATGGCGTACAGCTTCGATCAGGACACGCTGGTCATTGCTGACTTGAAAACAGGTCGTGGCTACGTTGACGCTGACTCTGACCAGATGAAGATTTACGCCATCGGTGCGATGCGCAGCCTGAAGACTGAGTTCACCAACATCGAGCTGGCCATCATTCAGCCGCATCATGGTGAGCCACGCACTCACAAGATGACGTTCAAGGAGTTAAATGATTGGACTTTGGATAACTTAACGCCAGCCATCAAAGCAATTGTCAATGGCAACACAGAGCCAACGCCATCAGAGAAGGCTTGCCAGTGGTGTCCAGCCAAGGCAACCTGTCCTGCGCACGTTGAGCAGTTCAACGAGATCGCAGCGCAGCCACCAATGCACGAGATGAGTGAGTCAGAGCTTGGCGCAATGCTGGCCAAGGTGGACATGGTGGAGGACTACATCAAAGCACTGCGCAAGTACGCCACAGAGCGTTTGGAAGGTGGTGCTGTGGTTCGCGGTTGGCAACTCCAACCCAAACGCGCATTGCGCAAATGGAAGGATGAGCAAGCAGCAGCAGACGCTCTGATCTCCCACGGAATTAGTCGGGAATTGATTTACACAACATCAATCATTAGTCCCGCAGAAGCAAGCAAACTGTTATCTAAAGATGACAGGGTGTTGCTGGATGACATCACCAAAAAAGAATCTTCTGGATTGACGCTTGCAAGAGCAGTCGGTCTTGGTGAATAATCCATACCCGCCACACATCGTGGCATTTTTAAACTCGAAAGGCTCAAATGCTTAATCTCTCATCCTCTGGTGGTTCAGGTAACTACATCCGTTTCATGCCATCTGCAAACGCTTGGCTGAACAACGCTAAAGAAGAAATCCAATTGAAGAAGGTGGTCTTCGACATCGACAATGTGCAAACAGGTTGGATGTTGTTGGCTGAAGGTGCGCGTGATTGGCAAGCTGATGCAGCTCTCGGTCAGAAGGGCAAGCAGCCTTCACCAGATCACAAGCGCGGCTTCCTTGTGAAGTTCTACAACAAGGAAATGGGCTTAGTTGAGTGGTCATCTAACGGTGTCGGTCCTAACATGGGACTCGAAGCACTCTACAACGCAGTCTCATCACAACGCGCAGCCAATGCTGGTAAGTTTCCAGTGATTGAGTACACAGGTGCGAAGTTGGAGAAGATTGGTAAAGGCACAACCCGTGTACCAGCCTTCAACATCGTGAGCTGGATTGAGCGTCCTGCTGGCATGGACTCTGTGCAAGCGCAAGATGACGGTGAACAACAGTTCACTTCATCAGGCACTGTTGCACAAGCAGCGCCAGCACCGAAGTCAGCAGCAGCGCAAGCTGTTGAAGAAGACGAGATGTTCTAAACATCAAGAAAAGACGGGGCTGCTTAACGGCGGTCCCGTTTTTTTGTCTCTATGAAAATACTAAACGAAGAATTTTTGGAGTTGCTCGTAATTGCATTGGCTCAAAGGGTCTATGAATTGGAGCAACGTATTGAAACAATAGAAGAAGAATTGGATAGCGAATGAGATACCTGTCAGTTTGTAGCGGAATAGAAGCCGCAACAGTTGCATGGCACTCACTTGGATGGACACCAACAGCTTTCAGCGAGATTGAGAAGTTTCCATCGCAAGTGCTTGCGCATCATTACCCAAACACGCCAAATGTTGGCGACATGACGAAATACAAGGAGTGGAATTTTGAACAACCAATTAACCTTTTGGTCGGTGGAACACCTTGCCAATCATTTTCCGTTGCCGGGTTACGAAAAGGACTTGAAGACCCAAGAGGAAACCTTGCACTCACCTATTGCGGAATACTTGACCACTTTAGACCCAAATGGTTTGTATGGGAAAACGTGCCGGGTGTCCTCAGTTCAGGCGGTGGACGGGATTTTGGTTCCTTCCTTGGGGCGCTGGCAGAACTCGGGTATGGGTTCGCATACCGAGTGCTTGACGCTCAGTACTTCGGAGTGGCACAAAGACGCAGACGTGTGTTTGTTGTCGGATGTCTTGGAGACTGGCGAAGTGCCGCAAAAGTTCTTTTTGAGCCCGAGAGCTTGCGCAGGGATTCTGCGCCGAGCAGAAAAGCGTGGGAAGGCTTTGCCAAAGTTGCTGGAACACTCACTTCAAACGGTGGCGGACTCAATAGACCCGCAGGAAACGCAAACGAGTTAGATTTCTGTATTCCTACAACGTCAAAATGTTTGACAAGAGGAATTGTTCAGCGTTATGACTTTGAAACAGAATCTTTCATTCCTAGTTATGGCATACCTGGCAATTGGATTGGTCGTAAACCTGAGAATGGCGGCAATGCAGTTGAGCCAATGAATGACATTGCTCCATGTCTTACGAAAACAGATGTGCATGGAGTTGCACAGCCAATGGTTGTGCATGGGACACAAGACCCATGTGTTTCAGATATTGCATTTGCTCAAGGAAGAAACAGTGGCGGTGAGAATGTATTGCTATCACCACCTATGGCTGTGCGCAGACTGACACCAAAGGAATGTGAACGCTTGCAGGGATTCCCTGACAACTACACGGACATCAAGCCAAGCGATAAAGACACACCTGACAGCCCAAGGTACAAGGCGCTAGGCAATTCAATGGCAGTGCCTGTCATGGCTTGGATAGGAAAAAGAATACAAGAAGTGGAGAACTCATAAATGCAAGCCGAACAAATAGCAAAGGCGCTAGGCAACGCGAAGAAGGTCAATGGTAGCTGGCTCGCAAGCTGCCCACTGCCTACGCATGGCCAAGGCAACGGTGACAAGAATCCGAGCCTGTCAATCACTGATGGACCTGACAGCAAACCGCTGTTTAAGTGCCACGGTGGGTGCGACCAGCACGATGTCTTCGCGGCCATCAAGGACTTTGGATTGCTGCCAGAGTTGGAGCCACGCGCAGAACTCTTAGCGTCAATCAAGCCAATCCAGCAACCAACGCTCGAAAACGAGTGGCACTACACGGACGAGGACGGTGTGACGCTGTTTATTAAGCAGCGTTACAAGACCTATGACGCGAAGGGTAAGACGTACAAGCAATTGCGTGTGGACGAGCAGGGACGTAGACACTCAACCATCACTGGTGCAAAGATCGTTCCGTACAACTTGCCTGAAGTCGAGCAAGCCAGAGTCAACAACCGAACTGTCTTCTTGACGGAAGGCGAGAAGGCTGCGGACGCGCTCAAGTCGATCGGTGTCTGCGCAACTTGTACTCATCAAGGCGCAAGCTCATTCCCTGAAGATGCCATCCAGTATTTCGCAGGGCTGAACGTGGTCATCCTGCCAGACAACGACAAGGTGGGTTGGGAGTTTGCAAAGAAGGCGGTCAAAGCCATCAAGAACGTGGCCAACAGCATCCGAGTCGTTGATCTCCCATTGGAAGACATCAAGGAAGATGCGTATGAGTATGTGAACAGATACGGCTACGACAAGACAGACCTAGCAGCCATCACCAAGAAGGCTGAAAAGATCAGCGATGAAGATGACGTAACGATACCTGAACGCTTCGTTGCGCAAGAGGAAAAAGAGAAAACTCTTGAGCAATCTTTGACGCTTGGTTTAAGTTTACAACCCGCCAATTTAAGTATTCAACGTCAACCATTCAAGATTGAGCAACTGGATGACATTGATGACGAGCCTGTGGAGTGGCTCATTGAAGGTGTCATCCCGAAGAAGGCATTTGTCGCCTTATACGCACCACCAGCAAGTTTCAAGTCATTCGTGGCATTGGACATTGCTGAGTGCATTGCAACTGGCAGGGAATTCCTGACAAAAGAAGTCAAGTATCAGGGTGCTGTGCTTTACATTGCTGGTGAGGGTCACGGTGGTATTGGTGCGCGTATCAAGGCCATGAAGAAGCATCACAACACGCCAGCCGGTGCGCCGGTGTTCTTCCTGAGAAAGCAGATCAACCTGAGATCAAGTGCCACGGACATCCAAGACCTGATTCAAGCCGTGGATGACATTCAAGCAACCCACGACATTCAGTTTGAACTAGTAGTCATCGACACATTGGCCAGAGCCTTTGGCGGTGGCAATGAGAACGCCAGCGAGGACATGGGAGCCTTCATCACTGCGGCTGGTGCAATCCAAGGTAGATACAACTGCGCCTTGCTGGTGGTTCACCATGCTGGTAAGGATGCCACCAAAGGACTCAGGGGTCACAGCTCATTACTCGGAGCCGTGGACACGGAACTCGAGATCATCCGCATTGAGGACGCGCCCAAAGGAATCCTGCACATCAGCAAGCAAAAGGACGGTGAGGACGGTCAGAGGTACGGTTTTCAGATGATTACGGTGGAGTTATCCACAACACATTTGGGATTTGATTCTGTCAGCAGCCTAGCCGTGGAAGTGGACAACGAGATGAACGTGAATCAAGCCAGAGGTCAAGCGCAACCACCAGACAGGACAGGCGGTGGAAGGAACCAGCAACTGGCGCTCAACTGTCTGCACAGTGCCATTAAGAAGTTCGGGATGATGGAGAACATTGACGGAAAGAGAAACAAAGCCATCAAGCTCGACCAATGGAGAGACGAGTTCAAAGCAAAACTTGGCAGCGATGTGGAGCCACAAACATTCACCAAAGCATGGGCAAGGGTAAAACTTGGACTCAGTGAACTCGAAAAGGTTGAGATTCACAACGATTGGTGCTGGGCAATCTATGCCGAGAACGATGGTTCAGGTACTGTGATTCCATTCAGTAAATGAGGACAGGACAAATGGACAAATGGGGACAAATGGAGGACAAATGGGAAAGCCATTTGTCCCGACAATTGGGAGGACAAATGGGGTGTGGGTCTATAAGACACACCCATATGTCCTTTTGTCGCAGTCGATTTGGGATGTATTTGTAAGAAGTGTGTAAGAAAAGAAAAAGGACAGAAACGTGGCAACTAGGAACATAAAAAAGAAGGTGGAGCAGCCGAGTATTCCTTCGGACCCTTTTGAGTTGTTCATGCGAAGCAAGTTGATTGAACTCATTAACGTCAAACAACAGCATGAGCAGAAGTGGGGAGTTGAAAGGATTATTGGTTTGGTGGATGAGGGGTTTCGCACAAAGGTCTGGCAACAGAACGAAAGAATCTTTGCAGCACAGAAGCAGCGCGATGAGGTGAGGCTCACGAAGGCAGTGGACGGGATGAAGAAGGCTTATGCGGCACTGGATGCGTGGGCTGTTGAAAACAAGATACGCGAGTGTCCAGACATCAAGCATTGCCAGCACCTGATGGCTGACGGCTCAGTCATGGTGGTCGTGGAGACTTATGAGGACGCGATGCTGTTTGACCAGATGATGGGACACGATGACAAGCGTCACATCTGGTGCATGGAGGAGTTGGAGCTAGTGATGAACGCTGAGGTGGTCAAGGAAACTATGGCGTTGAAGCGTCAGTATCCACAAGCTCAGATGGTACGGTTGGACAAACCACCGACGAAGTTCCCGAAGGGAGGGAAGTCTGGTTTGGATGACTTTGAAGGTGATGATGGTGTTTTAGAGGGTTCACGCATGGCTAAGGTGTTCGACACTGCTGTGTATGGGTCTAAAACGAATCAGAAGGCGCTTTAAAGCGATTTAAATGGTTGGTTGATAGCTGACCATGTGTTTGACTTAATAATTGATTCTAGGAGGTTTAAATGGCTGGTAACAAAAAGAAGCATCACGACATGGCGATGTTGGATACGTTGCCAAAGGAACAGCTCGCCAATATGTTCGAGGCTGGTATGTCCGAAACCCGCATCTGCGTTCAACTTGGCGTAAGTAAGCGGGCACTAACTTCGTGGCTAGACCTGCCCGAGAACGAGGGTTTCCTCTCACGCGTACGCGCGAGGGCTGCCGATCATCTCGTGGCACAGACCATCGAGATCGCTGATGAGACGGACATTGCAGAGGTCAACAAGGCTCGTTTACGGGTGCAAACGCGCCAGTGGGTGGCTGAACGCTGGAATCCAGCAGCGTACGCACAGAACAAGATGCCAAGCGTTACGGTCAATCTGGCTAACTTGCGGCTCGATGCGCTGCGACATGGTGAGTTCATCGAGGCTGAGTTACCCACAGACAAACTGAGCTAAGTTGTTCAAGTTATCCACAGTCGATCATGTTTGTTGCGCGTAAGCTACGCAATCCATGTATAGGCTGTGGGTAACACTGAAATAACTTTACATAATGGACATTGTATAAAGTGGCTGAGTGCCAAAGTATTCAGTTCTGATTTAGGCAGGAATCGTGCCAGCCTGACACGCCCCGAAGCCCCCCGTGGTGGGGTCTGGCGGGGCGGCTGCTACAGACGCAACCCCACACGCCTCAAAAAAAAATTTAATAACGTACCCCCTACCACCCCCTTATTAAAGCGATGCCACAAAAAATTTAAAAACTAAAACTCTGCTACACTTGACTACAACATCAAGACGCATGGGGTCTGTAAGAAATGCTGGTTTCCAGCTCTGTGAATAACAGGTAGCAGTCCTCATCCGTGTTGGTGACGAATATTGTTCTATCTCCGCTGTCCTGTCGGAGCCCACGCTCAAAAATGAACAGGACCACCAACACCCCTTTCTTTCTTTAGTGGCACAATCCCCACATGACTAAAGAATCAACACCAAAAGAGCCAAAGAAGAAACTGCACCCAGACACGCAGGAGCTGGTGGACAACGCTACAAGGAAGCAAGAAGAAAAGATTGCCAACAATCCTTTCGTGGCCTTCACTGCTCGCTACCGCAACAACCCCGTGTTGTTCGTGCAAGAGGTGCTGAACACGAAACCCGACCAATGGCAGATTGATCTCCTCAACCACATCGCCAAAGGCGAGCGCCGAATCTCAGTGCGATCTGGCCACGGTGTTGGTAAGTCAACAGGCGCTTCGTGGGCAATCATCTGGTATCTGCTTTTGCGCTATCCCGTCAAGGTCGTGGTCACAGCCCCCACATCCAGCCAGTTGTATGACGCTCTTTTCGCGGAATTAAAGCGTTGGGTCAAGGAGTTACCGCCGACTCTTAGAGATATGCTTGAAGTCAAGCAGGACCGCATCGAGGTCAAAGAAGCCCAAACCGAAGCCTTCGTGTCCGCAAGAACATCCCGCGCCGAGCAGCCCGAAGCCCTGCAAGGTGTCCACAGCGAGAACGTGATGCTGATTGGCGATGAGGCATCCGGTATCCCTGAACAGGTCTTCGAGGCTGCTGCTGGTTCAATGTCCGGCCACAACGCTGTGACCATCCTGCTTGGCAACCCAGTCCGCAGCTCTGGCTTCTTCTACGACACCCACAACCGTCTGGCCAATGATTGGGTGACGATGAAGGTGTCTTGCGTGGACTCGCCACGAGTCTCCGAAGCCTATGTTGAGGAGATGAAGTCTCGGTATGGCGAGGAATCCAACGCATACCGGATTCGCGTACTTGGCGAATTTCCACGTAGTGACGACGACACCATCATCCCGATGGAGCTGCTAGAACTGGCCAAGCACCGAGATGTGGACGCATCCCCCCACGCGAAGCTGATATGGGGCTTGGACGTTGCTCGCTTTGGTGGTGATAGGTCTGCACTCGCCAAGCGTCAGGGTAACGCACTGATTGAGCCAATCAAGACTTGGAAGAACTTGGATTTGATGCAATTGACGGGCGCAGTGGTCGCAGAGTGGGAAGCCCTGCCATCCAGCCAGCGTCCACACGAAATCTTGGTGGACTCGATTGGTCTTGGCGCTGGCGTGGTTGACCGTCTTCGTGAGTTGGGTTTGCCTGTTCGTGGCATTAACGTGAGCGAGTCCCCTGCAATGGGTACGACCTACAAAAATCTACGCGCCGAGCTTTGGTACAAGACCAAGGCTTGGTTCGAGGCGCGTGACTGCCGTATCCCTGCTGACGAAGGCTTGGTGGCTGAACTGGCCACCGTCAGGTACTTCTTCACATCCAACGGCAAGATTCAGATTGAGTCCAAGGATGACATCAGGAAGCGCGGCTTGAAGTCACCTGACTGCGCTGACTCGTTTGTTTTGACGTTTGCATCAGATGCAGCCATCGGTCTGTTCGGCGCGAATACTGCGCAGCAATGGTCAAAGCCACTGAAACGAAACCTTGCGCGGGTTGCATAATCACACCATTCCATTTACTTTGAAGGGGTAGACCATGAAGATTGATAAAGCCGCAGCCAAAATTGCGAAGGTTATGGGCGAGTTCAAGCGCGGCACATTGCACTCAGGTGCTGGCGGCAAGGTCGTGAAGAACCGCGCCCAAGGAGTTGCCATTGCGATGTCAGAAGCCAAGATGCCAATGCGCGGCCAACGTACCGCGAAGAACAAAGCCAAAAAGTGATTCCAATTTGCATCGCCACAGTACACGGCAAAGGGTTGCCGGTACTGATTGAGTCCATCAAGCAATACGCGCCGGAGGCGTTTATTTATCTTCGTGGTCCTGCCGATGTTGTGAGCCGTTACGAGAACGCTCGCATCATTGTTGGCGAGCCACGCAACTTCGGTGAGGACTACAACGAAGTCATTGATGACGCTTTGAAGTACCACACAGCTTGCATCGTCTGCAATGACGATGTTGTTTTGACCCCCACCAGTTATGCCAGACTACTTGAAGACGTTGCTACGATTCGTGAGTTGGAGCCTTCGGTTGGTTGGGTTGCTTCTCGTTGCGATGCTTCTCGTGCTGTGCAGAACATCCGGTTCAATCGGGAAAACGAGAAAATAGACATGATGAAGTTCCACGCTGAGAACTACATCTTCCCCACCGATGTTGTCAGTCCAATCTTTGCGTATGTCTCGCGTGACGCTTGGAATCATGGCCGTTTCGGTCCTTTGAACTGGTACTCGGACGATGTGTCCTGTTTGGATATGTCGGCCAAGGGTTACTCGCATTACGTTTCAACTTCGTATGTCCACCACGTTGGGAGCCAGACTGTTGGCCTTGACGCTCAAAAATTAGTCCTTCAGGCTCTGCCTTGGATACAGGAAAACCGTCCACAGTATGTCGAACAATTCTTTGGTTCTTAATTTAGGCTCTGGCAAAGATTGGCGCGAGGACTGCATCAATGCAGACATCCAGCGCCGGATTAAATCAGATTGGTGTCTAGACATTCAGGATGTCCATTGGGGTACTTTGCTGGTGACACGCAAAGGCGACTTCCGTGTGAAGCGCGAGATGTTCGATGTCATCTTGGCCAACGATGTTCTGGAACACGTCCCCGATCTGGTCAAGACCATGACCAACTGCAAGGACTTGTTGAAGGACGGTGGCGAGATGCGTATTCATGTGCCTTACGACCTGTCGTATGGTGCTTGGCAAGACCCTACCCATGTGCGAGCCTTCAACGAAAAGTCGTGGCTGTATTACACAGATTGGCATTGGTATCTTGGTTGGGAAGATCGTTTCCACTTGAAGCATCTGGAGTTCACGCTCTCAAGCGTTGGGGAAAGTCTAAAATTACCGCAAGATGAGATTTTGAGGACTCCACGGGCTGTGGACTCCATGTACGTCATATTGCAAAAGGGCAAGAAATGAAAGTTCCATACGAGTTTGAGTCCGAGACAACCAGCGCGTTACTCAATAAGGCTAAAGAGCAAATTGAAGACTTGATGGAGTCGAAAGACCCTGAAGAAGTCAAAGAGGAAGAAGCCGAACATCAGCAGATGGATGACACCGATCTTGAAGCCATGATTGGCCAAGAGATCACAGACGCTGTTTCTTACATCGACTCAGACTTGTCGCCTATTCGTGCGATGGCCACACGCTACTACCGTGGCGACCCATTCGGCAACGAAGAAGAAGGCCGCTCACAGGTCGTGGCGATGGAAACCCGCGACACGATTTCGGCCATGCTGCCTTCGCTGATGCGTGTGTTCTTCAGCTCAGAGAACGTGGTTGAGTTCATTCCCCGTGGCCCTGAAGACGTTAAGGACGCACAGCAAGCCACAGATTACGCTAACTATGTGTTCTCGGCTGACAACAACGGCTTTATGACCGCATACGCCACGTTCAAGGATGCCTTGGCTCGCAAGTGCGGCATCATGGAAGCCGTCTGGGAAGAAACCGAAGAAGTCCGTATTGAGCAGTATTCTGGCCTTGATGACCAGACCTTGCAGCTCTTGATGCAAGAGCCAGAAGCAGAGATGAAGATCGTCGTGTCTTATCCAGACGATGCAATGCAAGGCGATATGCAGATCGATCCAATGACGGGTGAGCCACTGCCACCGGCCATGCTGCACGATGTCGAGATCAAGCGCATCGTCAAGTCTGGCCACATTCGCGTGAACTCAGTTGCTCCAGAGGAGTTGATTCTTTCGCGTCAGGCTTTGGACTTTGAGAACTCTCCAATCGTTGGCCGTCGCAAAATGGCTTCCGTGGCCGAACTGATCTCCATTGGCTACGACGAAGACGAGGTGATGGAGTACGTTGGCAACTCTGACTTGGCTGACAACGAGGAGATGCTGGCTCGCCACGCATTGAATAACCAACAGTTCACAGACCAAAGCGCCAACCCAATGGAGCAGCGCGTCTTGTACTGCGAGGTTTATGTGCGCGTTGACTTTGACGGTGACGGCATCCCTGAGCTGCGCAAGATTTGCACAATGGGTCCAAGCTACGAAGTCAAGCGCAACTTGCCTTCAGCTTACATCCCGTTTGTGGCGTTCCCATGCGACCCAGAGCCACACACATCTCCACTGGAAGCTGGTTCGATCTTTGACATTACCCACGACATCCAAGAGATCAAGTCAGAGATTCTGCGTAATACGCTGGACTCTTTGGCTCAGTCGATTCACCCACGCACTGCCATCGTCGAAGGCCAAGTCAACATTGACGATGTGCTGAACAACGAGACAGGCGCTGTCATTCGTATGCGAGCGCCAAACATGGTGCAGACATTCGCACAGCCGTTTGTTGGTCAAGCAGCCTTCCCAATGCTGGACTATGTTGACAGCATCAAGGAAGACCGTACTGGCATGAGTAAAGCCGCTATGGGCTTGAACGCTGACGCTTTGCAGTCTTCCACTCGCGCTGCTGTGAACGCCACTATCAGCGCCAGCCAAGGCCGTATCGAGTTGACTTCGCGTTTGCTGGCCGAAGGCATGAAGACCTTGTTCAAGAAGATTTTGTTCTTGACGGTCACCCACCAAGACAAAGCTCGCATGATTCGTCTGCGCAACGAGTGGGTGCAGATCGACCCACGCTCATGGGATACGTCAATGGACGTGACTGTGAACATCGGCTTGGGCAACGGCGACACCAACGAGAAGCTGGCCGCGCTGACCACCATCGCAGCCAAGCAGCAAGAGGCATTGACTCAGTTGGGCGTGACCAATCCTTTGGTGACACCACAGCAATACGCTCGCACACTGCGCAAGATCGTTGAACTGTCTGGCTTCAAGGACGCTTCGATGTACTTCAACGACATCCCTGATGATTGGAAGCCAGAGCCACAGCAGCCAAAGGCAACACCAGAAGAAGTGTTGGCCAAGGTGCAAGCTGAGTCGATTCAGGCTGACATCCAGAAAAAGGCAGCGGAACTAGAGCTGAAGCGTCAGCAAATGATGCTTGACGATGACTTCCGTCGAGATCAAATGAATCAGGACAGACTACTTAAACAATACGAACTTGAGTTAAAGTACAACACACAGATCAGCACTGCCCAGATCGTGGCAGAGCAGAATGTGAACCGTGAGATAGTCAAAGAGCAATCGGCAATTGTCCAACAGGCAGCTCAACAGCAGCAGCCTCAAGTTCAAGACCCGTATATGCAACCCATCAACCCGCAAGGAATGGTCTAAATGAGCAATGAAGAAACCGTGAGAAAAGGGAAGAAGGCCGAGAGTCTGATACAGGACGAAGCCTTCTCAGCAGCTCTGCTGCAAATGGAGAACGATGCCGTCTGGGTTTGGAAAAGTACGAAGCCAGAGGACACCGTGAAAAGAGAGAGCGCGTGGCACATGATTCAGGCAGTTGAGCAATTCCGTCTACAGATCAACAAGATCATGGATAACGGCAAGATCGCTCAACGTGACATTCAACGCGCTCAGAAATCATTGGTATAAAGGAATTTGGAAATGTCAGAAGGAAACGCCAACCCCACAGGGAGCATCCCAACAGGTCCAATGTCAGTGGACGAAGCGTCCAATGCACTCGCTCAAATGTTTGGTCCTGAAGAAGGAGAAACCGAACAAGAAGTCGAGGCGCAGTTGCCTTCGGATGATGAATCCGAAGACGCGGCATCTGTCGATGAAGAACTAGACACGCAAGACGATCAGCCTAGTGATGAAACGACAGATGAACAGTCAGAAGATTCTGATGAAACCGAGGAAGACGAACAGCCGCAAGTTTTCTCCGTCAAGGTTGACGGTAAAGAAATCGAAGTGACGCTGGATGAACTCCAAAAAGGTTACAGCAGAACCCAAGACTACACACGAAAAACGCAACAGGTCGCTGAAGCTCGTAAAGAGTTGGAAGCTGAATCTGCTGCTATTCGTGCCGAGCGTGAACAGTACGCTCAGTTGTTAGGAGCGTTGCAACAGCAACTTGAGACTGCTGGTGAACAGCCTGTTGATTGGGAACGTCTTTACGCAGAAGACCCCATTGAATGGGTACGCCAGCGAGAGTTAGCACGAGATAAGCAGGAAAGAAAAGCAGCTATTCAATCTGAACAGCAGCGTCTTTCTCAATTGACGGTGCAACAGCAGAAAGAAGAAATGAAGGCAAAACTTGCTCAAGAGCAAGAGTTGTTGATTGCTTCTGTGCCTGAGTGGAAAGACCCACAGAAGGCTAAAGCTGAAAAAGCTCTACTCGTAGAATTCGGTCGCAAGATCGGTTTCAGCGAGGATGAACTCAAGAATGTCTATGACCATCGGGCTGTCATCGCGCTGCGTAAAGCTGCGCTGTATGACCAGATGGTGTCCAAGCGTAAGGACATCAAACCCGTAGTCAACAACGGCCCACGCCCTGTAAAGCCTAGTGCAGCAGGACGAGTCTCCACATCAACTGAGAGTACACGCGCAAAACAGCGTCTTGCAAAAACTGGTCGCGTCGATGATGCGGCTAAAGCAATTGAACTTCTTATGAAATGAGGCACTTAAATGGCAATCGTAACTAACACCTTCACCACATTTGATGCCAAAGGCATCCGTGAAGACCTGAGCAATGTAATCACCAACATCGCTCCTGAAGAAACTCCATACATGAGCAACATTGGCCGCGAGTCAGTGAGCAACTCTTTGTATGAGTGGCAAACAGACACATTGGCATCTGCCGCTGCTAACAAGCAGTTGGAAGGTGATGATGTGACTTCGTTTGACGCTGTGACAGCTACTGTGCGTATGCAAAACTACGCTCAGATCAGCCGCAAGACAATCGTGTTGTCTGCTACTGAAGAGACTGTCAACAAGGCTGGCCGTAAGTCTGAATTGGCTTACCAAATCGCCAAGCGCGGTTCTGAGTTGAAGCGTGACCAAGAATTCACCATGTTGAACGGCGCTATTGCTGCTGCTGGTAACAGCACCACAGCTCGTGGCACTGCTTCTCTTGGCGCTTTCGTCAAGACAAACGTGGATATGCAGACCAACGGTGCAAACCCTGACTACACCACTTTGCCTAACAGCGCCCGTACAGACGGTAACGTCCGTACCTTCACTGAAACCATCTTGAAGAACGTGATTCAAAAGGTGTGGTCTGCTGGTGGTACACCAAAGATGTTGATGGTTGGTCCAGTGAACAAGCAGCGCGTGTCTGGCTTCTCTGGTATCGCATCAAGCCGTTTCAACATTGACGGTGGCGCAAAGCCAGCGACTTTGGTTGGCGCTGTTGACATCTATGTGTCTGACTTCGGCAACGTGCAAGTTATCGCTAACCGCTTCCAGCGCGAGCGTGACGCATGGGTGATCGACCCTGACATGGCTAAGATGACCACTCTGCGTCCTTACCGACAAGTTGAACTCGCCAAGACCGGTGACGCTGAGAAGCGTATGCTGATCGTGGAATGGGGTCACAAAGTGTTGGCTGAGAACGGTATGGGCTTGGCCGCTGACTTGATTACTTCTTAATCAAACCAAGGAAAGGGGCGGGGTAACTCGCCCCTTTTTTTTATATGAACGAATCACGACTATTTGACTATGACGAGTACACAGGCATTAAAAAAGTCTGGCACTACGACGAGGAAAAAGACGAAGCAACGATTGAGACTTTACAAGACGTAAACCCAATCATTGAGATGAACAAGCTGGACTTGGCACAGTCCGACAACAATGGCTGGAAGGGTGAATTCCATCATGTTGCACGAATCCCGTTGTCAATCTACTACGAGCTGAAGGCTCAAGGCAAATTGGACGATGACGCTTACATGAAGCGTTGGTTAAACGACCCTGACAACCGATTCTTCCGAGTAAAAGAAGGACAAGTATAAAAAATGACACAAGAAACCGTTAAATATATTGCCGTATGCACACCAGCGCGAGATATGGTCCACGCGAACTTCACGTTCTGCTTGGTCAATATGGTGGCGTATCACACACTCAACACACCTGATGCGATCTGCCTGAAGATCAACCAAGGCACACTGATTCAGAATCAACGTGCTGATCTGTGCCTTGAGGCTATGCGTGAAGACTGCACTCATGTGCTTTTCATCGACTCAGATATGACTTTCCCGCAAGACATGGTTGGTAGTTTGTTGGCTCACGAAAAAGACATCGTGGCCACCAACTGCGCTCGCAGACGTATGCCTACAGGCCCGACAGCTCGCGGCTTAAATGGTGAGCTTGTCTACTCAATGCCTGAATCAACTGGCTTGGAAGAAGTCGAGTCGATTGGCATGGGCGTGATGCTCATCAGCCGCAAGGTGTTTGAGTCATTGTCAGAGCCGTGGTTTGAAACTCCTTGGCGCACAGACAAACGTGGCTATATTGGAGAAGACGTTTTCTTCTGTCGCAAAGCAAGGGCTGCTGGCTTTAAAATCTACATTGACCACGATGTGTCGAAGGAAATCGGACACATTGGGACATTTGAATTTAGGCACGATCACACTTGGGTGATGCGTGACTTAGATAAAGCACAAAAGGCATCCTAATGGCACTCTCGACATACTCAGAACTGAAGTCCTCAGTTGCAGATTGGCTCAACCGCACAGACCTGACTTCAGCAATTGCTGACTTTGTGTCTCTGGCTGAAGCCCAGATGGAGCGCAAGTTGCGCACCCGTCAAATGCTTTCACGAGCAAATGCGACCATCGACACTGAGTATGCCGCTGTGCCTTCAGACTTCCTTGAGGCCAAGTCATTCAAACTGTCAACAAATCCAGTGACAGCGTTGGGTTTTGAGACAATTGACTCTTTAGACAATTTGCAAGCTCAATACCCATCTTCTGGAAAGCCACGGTTCTTCACAGTTGCTGGTGGCCAGTTCCGTTTCTTGCCAGTGCCTGACTCGTCATACACAGGCGAGTTGGCCTACTACGCAAAACTAAGCAAGCTGTCTGACAGCAACACCACAAACTGGTTGTTGACTGCTGCTCCTGACGCTTATCTATACGGCACTCTGATGCAAGCTGCTCCATACCTTCAGGATGATGCGAGAATTGGAACATGGTCAGCTTTGTATTCTTCAGCACTTGAGGAATTGCAGATTGCTGATGACCGAGGTGCAACATCAGGTGGCGCTTTGATTGCTCGTGCAAAGTCTTTTGGATAAGGAATAAAAGATGTCATCTTTTACAGATTACACAGAGAACTTGGTTCTCAACTGGCTGTTCACAGCTAACTCAGCAACCCGTCCAACAGCTTGGTATGTTGGTTTATTCACTGCTGCTCCATCAGACACTGGTGGCGGCACTGAAGTCACAGGCAATGGCTATGCGCGTGTTGCAACAGGCACTATCGCAGTTTCTGGCACTTCTCCTACCACTGCCACCAATTCGGCTGCAATCGAGTTTGCTGCGGCTTCTGGTGGCAATTGGGGCACTATTACTCACGTTGCAATTCTTGATGCCTCCACATCGGGGAATATGCTTGGTTGGGCTGCTCTGTCAACATCACGCACGATCAACGATGGCGATGTGTTGCGCATCCCTGCTGGCGACTTAGACATCACACTTACCTAAAGAGGTTTCATCATGGCCTTTGTGCTTAAAGATAGGGTCAAAGAAACTTCCACGACAACTGGAACTGGTACTTTTACCCTTGCGGGTGCAGCGACTGGTTTCCAGTCGTTTTCCGTTATTGGCAACGGAAACACTACGTTTTACACAATTGTTGACTCTGCTGCTGGCGCATGGGAAGTTGGCATTGGTACATACACATCATCTGGCACTCTACTGTCTCGTGACACGGTTCTGGAGTCAAGCAACTCTGGCTCATTAGTCAACTTTGGCTCTGGCAGCAAAGATGTGTTCGTGACCTATCCAGCAGAACGCGCTGTCATTGGGGGTAAAGGTTTGATTGAGAACTCATCGACTATCACAGAAGATGTGACAGTGACAACTGGCAACAACGCAATCTCTGCTGGCCCAGTGACGATCTCATCTGGTATCACAGTAACAGTGCCATCAGGCTCAGTTTGGACAATCGTATGACAATGGTTATTAACGGTTCAGGAACTATCACTGGTTTATCTGCTGGCGGCTTGCCTGATGCAACTGTTATACAAGCTGACTTGGCTACTGGTGTGGCTGGTACTGGCCCTGCGTTTAGTGTTTATTTAAGCGCAAACCAATCAGTCACAAGCAACGTAGCTACAAAAGTTGCGTTTGATACTGAAGAATTTGATACAAATAGCAACTTTGCTTCTAATAGGTTTACACCTACTGTTGCTGGCTATTATCAAATTAACGCAACAATTCAATCTAACGGAACAAATACTAGATATATTTATTTCTTCTATAAAAACGGCTCTGCATATAAGAGATTTTTTGATTCCACTGTTGATTACGGTGCTTCAGGTTCAATCACAGTATTTCTAAACGGTTCAACAGATTACATTGAAGTTTACGGTCAAATAACTGGAAGCGGAACAGCTTTTGCTGGTGGAGATATTTCTTACACTTATATAAATGGTTTCTTAGCAAGGGCAGCATGATGACAACGCTCTACGAAAAAATCAAAGCAATCTACCCTGAACTGCAAGACGCAGACTTCATTGACACCGTTCGCTTGCAAAACGACAGTGACGGCAACGGTGACTACATTGCCGCATGGAATCATCCAACACTGGCTCGTCCTACTGAGGAACAATTAAATGGCAGCTAAACTATTAACAGCAGCTGGTGGTGGCATCACATTAGATGCTGCATCAACTGCCACCGATAAGACTCTTACACTTCCTGCTGATAACGGAACCATTGTCTATGCCAATAGCTCAGGTAACGTAGGTGTTGGTACTACAAGCCCTTCTTTTTCTGGATTTGGTTCCAACACTAATGGTGTTCAAGTAACTAATGGTAATAATGCGGCATATAAGTTGAGTGGTAATGCTGGTGGTGATTTTTATTTTGTAAGTGGTAGTGGTCAGCATTGGTTATACGCAACTGGCGCTGTACCAATGTCTTTCTCTACCAACGGCACAGAACGCGCCCGTATCGACTCCAGCGGACGCTTGCTGGTAAACACCACATCTGCGCTAGGTTCTTCAAAACTTGTTGTCGAGGCTGACACAACAACAGCAAACCCGATGACAGTGAGCAATTCACGCTCATCAGCCGCAACAGACTATTCAATTATTTTCTATCGTAATGCTTCTATTGTTGGTTCTGTCCAAACATCGTTGTCTGCAACTTCATACGTTACATCTTCAGACTACCGTTTGAAAGAAAACATTGCACCGATGACAGGTGCTTTGGATAAGGTTGCTCAACTAAAGCCTTGCACATACAACTGGAAACTTGATGGTGAAGCTAGTCAGGGCTTCATTGCTCACGAACTTCAAGCTGTTGTTCCTGAGTGCGTGACAGGTGAGAAAGATGCTGTTGATGCTGATGGTAATCCTAAGTACCAAGGCATCGACACCAGCTTCTTGGTTGCCACGCTGACCGCAGCCATCCAAGAGTTAAAAGCAATCGTTGACGCACAGGCACAGCGTATTACAGCCTTAGAAGGAACACAACAATGAGCGTCCAAGTAAGCGGTGACAAGATCACCTTCTCAGACAATTCTGTATTAGGTAGCGCGTGGACGGGCTTCAAGAACCGCATCATCAATGGTGCGATGGTGATTGACCAGCGTAATGCGGGGGCTAGTGTTTCCATTACAACTGATGCTAAAAACTATGTGATGGATAGATTCTGGGCTTACGATAGCACTGACGGTGACTTTTCGTTACAACAGGTTTCAGATGCGCCAGCGGGCTTTGTAAACTCTGCAAAAGTTACCATTACAAACGCTGATGCAAGTGTTGGCTCTGGGCAGTATGCTGGTTTTTCTCAGTTAGTTGAAGGACTGAACTGTGCTGATTTAGCATGGGGAACCGCAAGTGCGTCCACTGTTACGCTATCCTTTTGGGTCAAATCAAGTCTTACTGGCACTTTTGGCGGCTCGTTAAGAAACAACGCAATAGATAGAAGTTATCCGTTTAGCTACACAATTAGTTCTGCAAACACTTGGGAACAAAAATCAATCACAATTGCTGGTGATACAAGTGGAACATGGCTTACAACAAACGGCATTGGTATCCGAATTACTTGGTCTATTGCTGACGGGTCAACTAGAGTTGGAACTGCTGGAACATGGGCAGCGGCTAATTACTCTGGAGCAACAGGACAAACACAGATTATTTCAACTGCTGGAGCCACCTTCTACATCACAGGCGTTCAACTAGAAAAAGGCTCAACAGCAACGAGCTTTGACTACCGCCCGTATGGTACTGAGTTGGCTTTGTGTCAGCGGTATCTGCCAGCTTACCGAGCGACAGGAAGCGGCAACCAAGACGTAGGTAACGGCTTATGTATCAGCACAACAGCCGCATATTTTGGCTTTGACTTTGTTGTTCAGCCAAGAGTAGAGCCAACAGGAGTAACAATATCTAGCGCTAGTCATTTTGGTGCTGTAAACAGTGCTTTTTCTGCCACTAACCTTTTTTCTGGTTTGACTTTTTCAGTAGCGTCTACCAAAAGAGCTTTATTAGGCGGTACAGGAAGTAGCGGTCTAGCGCAAGGAGATGCAACCATGGTTAGATCGCAAAATGCGAGCGCTTACATTTTATTTACTGGGTGTGAACTATGAGCTATAAACTTTATAAAACTACACCAGAACAAACTGTTGCTAACGCAGCTATGAGTATTGGCGTATCTCCACAAGTTAGTTTTCTCTTTGATGAAAACAACACAGACTACCAAGCCTATTTGAAATGGCTGGAAGAAGGTAATACACCTGAGCCTGCTGACGAGTAAAATCGCATCATGTTTGGCATTACAGCATTTTCAGCAGCACCTTTTTCGAGTACAGCGGGTGCTGTTTACTCGGAATCAGTCACGATTGCTGCTTCTAGTGCTTTAACTGCCGCAGCAACAAGGTATACGTTTGGTTCTGCTGCCGTAGCAGCAGCCAGCGTATTGAGCGTTTCAGCCACAAGATATACCTTTGGCGCATCAACGATTGCTGCTCAGTCTGCGATCTCTGCATCTTCCAGCGTTATTTACAGAACTTCTGTATTGATTGAATGTGAAAGCACATTCAGTTCTTCTGCTTTGCGTTACGCAGATGTTGTCATCACATTTGATTGCACTTCAGTTGTGTACGCAAATGCTCGCAAGAAGTGGGAAAATGAGGACGACACACCAGAAACGTGGAACGCAATCAGCGACACATCTGAGTCATGGACGAACATCAGCGACACATCAGAAAGTTGGACTGCTATCTCTGATAGTTCGTCAACTTGGACACCAATTGGAAACACATCTGAGACTTGGACTCGGATTCACTAAAGGCAGAAAATGGCAGATACCACCACCACCAACGTATCGTTAACCAAACCAGAAGTCGGCGCATCCGCTGACTCTTGGGGTACGAAGATCAACACCAACTTTGATACTCTTGACGGTTTGTTCGATGCCGGTCCGGTGTTGAAGTTGTCTAAGGGTGGAACTGGCGCATCAACTGCTGCTGGTGCTGCTTCTGCTTTGGCGGTTGAGATTGGCAAGTTGCTCTATCCAGTTGGCTCAATCTACAACAACATCTCAGTATCAACAAACCCTGCAACATTGCTTGGCTTTGGTACTTGGGTGGCCATCACTGGCCGTGTGGTTGTTGGTCTTGACTCTGGCGACACTGCATTTGATACTGTTGGAGAAACTGGTGGTAGCAAGGATGCAATCGTTGTCAGCCATACTCACACAGCTACATCAACCGACTCAGGCCACACCCATCAATATAAGACTTACGGTCTTGGCAATAATGGTCTTACAGGTAACGCGAACACTAACTCTGATTGGGGTTATGCAGCGTCTGGCAGTGGTACTGCCAACATTACAACAACAATTGCCTCCGCTGGTTCATCTGCTACCAACGCCAATTTGCCACCATACGTTGTGGCCTACGTCTGGAAACGGACAGCGTAATGGACAACCAGCAACTATTCAACTTGGTGGTCAGCGTTGCTGGCTTCTTGGCTGTCTATACGCTTAATGGACTGACTCGCAAGATTCAGCGTCTTGAGGACGACATGAAAACTTTGCCGCATGACTATGTGCAAAAAGATGACTATCGTGCTGATACGCGTGACATTAAGGAAATGCTCAAGCAAATCTTTGACAAGTTAGACGGTAAAGCAGACAAGTAATGTGGACCCAATCAGTCTCCTTCTTATGGCGCAAAGTGCAGTTGGCGCTATCCGCGCTGGCTGTCAGATGCTCAGTGAAGGTAAGGCTGAAATTGGTAAGTTTAAGAAGCAAGTCGAAGGCGGCATCGCAGATGCTAAAGCAATCTACAAAGAAGTCACAGGAATCTGGGAATGGATTACTGGACTTTTTCGAGGCGCAGGACCGGCTAAATCTGTACCTGAAAAGCAAGTTGTTTCCCCCATCGAGCCAGCCAAGCCATCCGCGAAAAAGTCCAAAGCAGAGCCAGAACCAGAGCTAAGTTACGAGGAGTTTCAGGCTCGTGCAGTGCATGAGATTTGTGAGAATTTGAAGGTTTACTTTGAGGCCATGAGGCATCTCAAAGCACATTGTCGAGAACTGGATGAACTGGCTTTGACCACAGATAAAGTTGCCGACAGTGCGATTGACAGGATTGAGATTCAGTGGCAAATGGACCAACTGTCTTCTCAGTTGAAACAAGCCATGATTTACGGGACACCTGAATCTTTGGGTTTGGGGTCAATGTATAAGGAATTTCTAGTCAAGTACGACGAGATTTTGGAGGAGCAGGAAGTTGCGCGTGAGTTGAAGGCTAAACGAGATCGAGACAACAGATGGCGACTAGAACACCGCAAAGAAATCCTGATCGCCAAAGTGACTTACGCAATAGCAGTAGCAATGGGGTTTCTGCAAGTGATTGGAATGTATTTCACTCTATGAAGGAATTTTGGTTTTGGGTTGCCATTGTCACTCTGCTTATCTTCTGCATCATGGCCTTGTCATTCTTGGCAATGCACACGAACAAGCAATTGAAGAAGGCAGAAGCCATTGTCTTACGACTTGAAGAAAAGGAAAGAAAGCGTGAAAAGATTAATCGTGGCCCTACTGATTCTGACTAGCCTTGCGGCTTGTGAGGATAGATACAGGTACTTTTGCCAAGACCCACAAAACTTCAGCGCAAAACGCTGCCAACGCCCTGACTGTCTATTCACACAAGACTGCCCAGATTACTTAGTCGCACCTGTATTGGAGAAGCAAATTGCAGCACAACAACCAGCATCCGCAGCGTCCTCTGACCGCTGAAGAATTTGAAACCCGAATCTGGGGTTTTGTCGTTATCGTTGTCACGCTGATCTTGGCTGGCATCGTTGCTTTTATGCTTTACAGCTTGGCCTTTGTGGTTCAACCTTTGAAGTCAATGGCTCCAATGGACCAAGCCTTTGCCAAGATGCTCAATGACATTGTGTTGTTAGTAGTTGGCGGCATTGGCGGCGTGATGAGCCGTAAAGGTGTTCAAGCAGCAGCAGAGAAGATGGCGGCTCCACTGCCCCCAAAGACACAAACCGTAGCGCCTAGCACTTCCCCTGCGCCTACGGCTCCAACTGGGGGAATGTTTGATTTCAACTTTGGCGGCTTTAAGAATCCAGAATTAGATGAGACTTGGGTTGCGCCACCACCACCAACAACTCCACCAGAGCATCTGGAATCTGATGATGTCCGAGAAGAAATTGCCTTGGCTAGAGCAGGGGAGCGATGATGGTAAACCCTTGGATGATTCTTGGGAGTATCAGTGTCGCGGTCACTGCATACTTTTACGGTCACCATGTCGGCTATGTCTTAAAAGACACAGAGGACCAGTTGGTGATTGCTCAGAAGAACGCAGAGATGAACCATCAAAAGGAACAGCAGGATGTTAAAGATGAAGCCACTAAACAAGAGTTTGAAACTAAGCTGTCTGGCGTTCTTGCTAGTCGTCCAAGGCTGTTCGTCAACACAACCACCAAGGGTGGATGTTCCACCACTGCCAGCGGGAATGGTCAAGAGAGAGCCGAACTTGACGGACAGACTGTTGAAGACCTTATCAGGCTCGTCGCAGAAGGCGACAGAGCCATCATTGAATTGAACTCCTGCATCGACCGCTACGAAGCCGTAAGGAAGACATTGCAATAAAATAGCAAAAAGCCAAGCAGTTACTAGCTACTTGGCTTTTCTAACCAACCGATGAAGGAGCATCTATGGCTGAAGAAATTTTAACGCAGGAGCGTTTGAAGGAGCTGTTTTCGTATGACGAGCAAACTGGGTTGTTTGTGAGAAAAATTACAGTAAGTCACAACGCCAAGGAAGGAACTATTGCAGGAACTGTAAACAAGAAATTAGGATATGTGATTATTTCAATTGACAATAATCAATATTACTCACATAGACTTGTTTGGCTTTACATGAATGGTTCATTTCCATCAAAACAGATAGATCACATCAACAGAAATAAAAGTGATAACAGGATATGCAACTTGCGAGAAGTTACATCAGGTCAAAATCGACAAAATACGAATTTACGTATAGACAACAAGTCTGGTGCTAAAGGAGTATTTTGGTACAAGTCTAGAAATAAATGGATTTCTTACATCAGAATCAATGGGGAAAGACATTCTCTTGGATACCATGAAAATTTTGATGATGCAGTTTTAGCTAGAAAAGAAGCTGAAAATAAATTTTTTACACATCACGGGGATGAAAATGACACCAGAACAACTAGCCAAGCTGCACATTGATGCAAAGTTTCTTGACCCATTGAATGAAACATTTGAACGGTTTGCAATAAATACTCCTACAAAGCAAGCTGCCTTCATTGGTCAGGCGGGCCATGAATGTGCTCACTTCACCAAGTTTGAGGAAGGGTTGAGCTATTCAGCAGATCGTTTGATGAAGATTTGGCCTAAACGTTTCCCTACATTGGAGTCAGCACAGCCTTACGCTCGTAACGGTAAAGCATTGGCAAACAAGGTTTACGCCAATCGTATGGGAAACAGAGATGAAGCATCAGGCGATGGTGGCCGTTTTTTTGGCAGAGGTGCAATCCAATTAACTGGATATAGCAACTACTTCCATTGTGGCAAAGCCCTTGGCGTGGACTTCGTGATGGAGCCGCAGCTTGTTGCAACTCCAAAATATGCAATTCTTAGTGCTGGATGGTTTTGGCAAACTCATAATTGCAATGAGTTGGCTGAGAGTGGTTTGCCATTAGATGGCGAAGGCCGTAAGACTTGGATTCAATTAACCAAGAAAATCAATGGTGGTGACATAGGTTTGGCAGATCGCGTCAAACATACACTTGAAGCACTGGCGGTTTTACAGGGCTAATTTCAGCGAAAATATAGGCCATGCAGAACTTCCAAAACCAGATAACCACGCCACCAACACCAGAACTTCCAGTTGCTGGTGTTGTGTATAGCGGTCAACTGGCAAACCAGACAAACGGAAGTCTGCGCATCTTCTTCACCAAGATCACGAACTCACTTCGTGCTTTGTTTGGTACTGGAGGCGCTCAATTCATTGATGCGCCTAACGGTCTGTTCTTCAGCACTGCTGACCAGACATTGGCAGCAACCAACACAAAGTACGATGTAACCTTCAACGAAACTTACCTGAGCAATACCGTTAGTGTTGTTGACTCAACCAAGATTACTTGCACAGTTGGTGGCATCTACAACTTCCAGTTCTCTGGACAAGCCAAGTCAAACAGCGCATCTGCCAAGCAGATTTACCTGATGATTAACCGTGATGGCACTGATATTGGCTACACATCGAGGCAAAACACGTTATCTGGTTCAGATCAGCATATGTCAATTAACTGGAACTTCAGCATTGACATTCAAGCCAATTCCTACATTAAGTTACGTTGGGCTGGTGACTCCACTGGTTTGACCCTTGAAGCAACAGCCGCAACATCACCACATACAGGCATCCCGTCAGCAGTTCTTGCTGTGAACTACGTTGCACCATTGCCTGTCACGCTACCAACACCACCGTAAAGAGCAATTTATGGCACTCGTACCACTCAAAATCCCTGCTGGTGTCTACCGTAACGGCACTGAATATCAATCATCTGGTCGATGGTTTGACTCTAACTTGGTGCGCTGGTATCAAGGCACTATGCGTCCTGTTGGCGGCTGGCAGAAGCGTTCAACCAATACTGTTTCTGGCTCTGCTAGGGGTTTGTTGACATGGCGCGACAACTCCAATGATCGTTGGATTGCCATTGGTACGCACACTCATCTTTACATCATGGGTGAAACTGGCAGCGTGTACGACATTACCCCATCAGGCTACACAGCAGGACAGGCTGGTGGCGAAGCCAAGTTGGGCTATGGCTACCTTGGCTATGGCTTGTATAACTACGGTGTGCCACGGCCTGACATTGGCGAGGTAACTCAGGCTACGACTTGGAGTCTGGACACTTGGGGCGCTTACCTTGTGGCTTGTGCTAATACCGATGGCAAGATTTACGAATGGCAGTTAAACACTGCTTCTGACGCTGCTGTTGTAACCAATGCGCCAACAGGGAATACAGGCATTGTGGTGACTGCTGAACGCTTCATCTTTGCTCTTGGCGCTGGTGGCGATAAGCGTAAAGTCTCTTGGTGTGACCAAGAAGACAACACAGATTGGACTCCTTCTGCCACCAATCAGGCCGGTGACTTCAACATCACTTCTAGCGGCTCACTGATGTGCGGAAAGCGCGTCCGTGGTTTGACTGTGCTGTTTACTGACGTTGACGTTCACACAGCCACATACATTGGCGCTCCATACGTTTACTCGTTTGACCGTGTTGGCACTGGCTGCGGTGTAATTTCTAAGCAAGCTGTTGCATCAACCGACAACTCTTGCATCTGGATGTCGAACTCAGGCTTCTGGATATATGACGGTGTAGTCAAGCCATTGCCTTGTGATGTGGGTGACTTCGTATTAAACGACATCAACCGCGCTCAAGAATCAAAGATTTATGCGGTTCACAACTCGTCCTATGGCGAAATCTGGTGGTTCTATCCAAGCGGTTCTGCTACTGAGATTGATGCCTACGTGTCGTATAACTACCGCGAAGGTCATTGGGCAATTGGCAATATGACACGCACTGCTGGCACTGACCGTGGTGTGTTTACATACCCATTGATGGTGTCAACTGACGGCTATGTCTATGAGCATGAGACAGGTTTGGTTGATGTAGCAACGGACCAGCCTTTTGCTGAATCTGGACCAGTTGAGGTTGGCACTGGTGAGACGTTAATGAACATCACAAAGATCATCCCTGACGAGAACACCTTGGGTGATGTTCAGGTCAAATTTTCTTCACGTCTGTACCCAACTGCTGAAGAACGCAGTTTTGGCCCATATTCAATGGCAAACCCAACATCTGTTCGCATCAATGGTCGTCAGGTGTCTGTGCGCGTTGAAGGCGCTAGAAGTGCTGACTGGCGCATTGGAAACATTAGGTTTGAAGGTCAGGCTGGTTCTAAGCGATGAAAGATTTGGCTGAATTTTGGAGGCTGCGCAAACACATCGAAGCGGCTTTAGAATACTCAGCAGGAACACACACGATTGATGATGTCGCTGAAGGTATTGCAAATGGCAACTTTCAGTGTTGGGAAGGTAAAGAGTCCATCATCATCACTGAGATCGTTGTCTACCCGCGACTCAAGGATTTGCACTTCTTCCTTGCTGGCGGCGACCTAGACGAAATCAGCCTTATGGAGCCACTCATTGCG